GTGGTGGAGTTGTAATGGGTGGAGGAGACGTTACTAACTACATGGGTGGTGGTGACGTTGATGGCTATATGTATGGTGGCGGTATTAAAAAGAAAAAGAAAATGGCTGGTTACCAAGAGGGTGGAGATGTTAATGACTTAAGCCCTGAAGATTTAGCTTTTATGAGTATGGGTGAAAATATTGGTGGAGTAAAAGATTATTTGAGTCCTGAAATTGTTTTTGGAAAAGATTATAAGAATCTATCACCAGAAGAATTAGATTTTAGAGCTGAAGGATTTAGAGATATTTTTCAAAAGTTGCGATTTATTCAAGAAGGTGATTTTAGTAATGTGTTTGATTTGGAAGATAAAGGTCAATTAAAAGGAAAAGGGTATGACGGCGTTACTGGAGAAGATGCTAGAGAATTAGATTATCTATTTTCTAATATACGTGAACTTGCAAAAGAACAAGCACCCGGTTATAAAAGACCTGTAGGAGATATGTTTGTTCCGGAAACAAGAAAACCAACTGCTCCTGCTATGAAAAGATATCTTGAATCTCTTCTTATAAATGAACCTCTTATAAAAGAATTTAATGTCAAAAGTGTGGGGTTACAAAAAGGTGGTGCAGTTAGTGATAACACCGCTACTTCAGCTATGGATGCACTTATAGCTCAAGCTAAAATAGCTGAACTCCAAAAAAAAAATCCTATAAGTGAATATTCAATGGTAGATGCCGATAGGGTAGATGCCGAAAACCAAGCATTATTAGACATGATAATGAGTATGTCTATTCCTGCAAGTGGAGTTGCTGGCATGGCAAAAGGGGTAACCGGAAAGTTACCTAAACTTGGTAAAAAGTTTGCATCTATGAGTCCAGATAAAGGTAAGCAAGAAATATTAAATAAAATAGCAAGTGAAATGAATGTTGCTCCGAGCAGAAAGGTTGTGCAAAACCCTTCAAGAAGTTTATATGATTATAAAGACTATAAAGTTTTAGAAAAAAGACCTGAGTCTGTTTCTGTTATGGATTTAGTAAACCCCGGTTATTTGCAGAAATTTACAAATAGGCTTGTAAGAGCGAGTAAAAATGTTGGAGATGTAAGAATGGGTGATGTAGTTGATGCAGATTTTCCATCGGGCTTTATGAACTTAAATGACATCGCTGAAGGTTTTACAAAAATACCAAAGAAACTTCAAAAAGAACAATCTAAAGAATTATTAAAATACTTTGGTGTAGACTTAAGAAATGTAAAAGGTAAGCAAGAAGGTGGTGAAATTGATTCAGTAAACAGCGAAGCTTTACAAAATTTATTACAAGAAGAAATGGTAAGAGCTTATTTCTCTGGAGATAAATCATCTATGCCTCAAAGAATTGAAATGTCGCCTGAAGAAGACAGATTTAGACAAAATCCTAACCCTGAAAAACCATTTGGAATGACTATTCTTGATGACCTTTTATTAAGGGCTTATGAAACTTATAAATTTGGCTCAACTTCGCCTATGCAACCGTAATTATGGATAAAGACCCTAGAGCAGAAAACAATGAACAGCTTTTTAGACAGTGGAGAGACGCTCGTTCAGATTGGGATACTGAAGCTAGGGAAGACATTGATTTTTATTTAGGTAATCATTTTACTGAAAGCGAATCTTCTGATTTAGCTGCAAAAAATCAAGCAGATGTGCCAATGGACAGGACTTCTGCCGCTGTAGAAAAATTTAAAGCTGTATTAACAGCAAGACCCCCTGCGTTTACAATAACCCCAAGAGAAGACTCCGATGTTAAGGTTGCTTCTGTTTGGAGAACAATTTTAGGATATGTGTGGCAAATATCTGATGGTGATTCGCAAATGAAGCAAGCGATACATGATTACGCTACAACTGGATTAGGCTATTTATATTCTTATGTAGATACAGAATCAGATTTTGGTAGAGGTGACGTGAAGTTTACATACCTAGACCCATTTAGAGTATATGTCTCTCCTTCTTCTCGAAACCGTTGGCTAGATGATGCTGACGGTATCATATTGTCTACGGTATTAACCCAAGAACAACTCGTTAACCTCTACCCTGAATTAGGAGACAAAACAGACCCGGAAACTGGTGAAGAAATTCCCGGATTAATTAATGACATATCTGAATATCACGATATTGAAGGTAGTGATTATCCGTCTTCTCAAAATAAAAACACAGTAGTCGCTTTTACACCAGCTGATGTAAAAGACAAAGACTATATGGATGTTAGAAAATATCAGATACTAGAAAGATTTTATAAAGTAAAGGTAAACTTTTATTATGTAATAAATACACAAGACTCATCTGAACTAATTATGTCAGAAGAAGAGTTTGCTGTATTCTCACAGGAAAACCTTGATTTAATAGAAACAGGTATGTTTACAGTTGCTCCTGTACAGCAAACTAGAATAAAAGTTTGTGCAACGGTTGGTGAAATTGTTTTATATGAACAGATACTAAATACAAATATATATCCTATCGTACCTTTACCAAATATATGGACTGGTACTCCATTTCCTAAGTCTGATATATCTAGAGCTAAACCAATGCAAAGACTTTTAAATAAATTATGGTCTTTAGCGTTGTCTCACGCTCAAGCATCTGCTGGATTAAAACTTTTAGTCCCACTTGGTAGCGTTGATGATATATCTCAATTAGAGCAAGATTGGGCAAACCCTAATGCTGTTATTGAAATAGATTCTTCTCAGGGAGAACCTCATTATCCTCAACCCTCTCCGTTAGCAGGTGAGTTTTATAGATTAATTCAACAATCAGAGTTTTACATAGATTTTATATTTGGGTTACCAGAAATGATGCACGGTTTTAGTGATAAAGCTCCCGATACTGTTCGTGGTACTGAAAGAATGATAGCACTAGGAAGCGAAAGACCAAAGTCTAAGTTGAGAGATATAGAGTTTTCTATTAATAGACTTGGAAAAGTATTATACAATCTTTCAAAAGGTCATTACGGTTTTAAAAAGATGTTCAGGTTATCTCAACCTAATAACGACTTAACAGAGGTAATGGTAAATGTTTATGACGATGTTACTAATACTATTACGGATATTAAAAAAGAAAAATACAATATTGAACAGCATGATATAAGAATTGAACCCGGTTCTACTATGCCTACAAATAAATATGCAGAACTTAGTGTATATTTAGAGGCGTTTAAAATGGGTATCATTGATAGGACTGAAGTTCTAAAGAAAAACCCAGAAATATTTGATAAAGAAGGCATCATGAAAAGAACAGATGAAAAAGAAAAAATGATGCAAGAAATACAGTCCCTACAAGGACAATTAAAGAATTTGCAAGGTGACTTGCAAACAGCCCAAAGAGAATCTGTACAAGACAGAAAGCGAGTTGAAGTTGAGAAATTCAAAACTAGACTTGGTGAAGTCAATTCAGATTCTAAAGCAGATAGAAGAGTACAACGTAGTAAATTGGAAAATGAAGTGAAGCTCGAAGTTGAGAAATTAGCTAATCGTCTTAATAGTGAAGCGAATAAAGTTAGTTCAGCTCGTAAAACCTAGAGACATTTCGAAAGGATATACACATGGAAACTTTAAATAATGAGGCTAACGTCGAACCAATGCTTGCTGATGAAAGTAGGTTTGGAGAAAATGAAAGTATCTTAGGTCAATCACCACAGGGGGTTGACGCTGAGGCTATTTCAGAACCGGCTTTAAACGAAGAAAGTGAAGCTCGTAAATTTCAATCAATGTATGACCGCTCTCAAGCGGAGCTTGATGGATTGAAAAAATTCGAACCTTTAGTTAATCTTTTAGAGACGAGACCTGATTTAGTTAAGGTATTACAAGATAATATTTCAGAACCTTCGAGTCAAGAACAATCATCACCGGAAGTAGTAGTAGACGAGTTCAACCCTTGGGACGCTTTTGACCCAAAGAAGGATACCCCTTCTAGAAAGCTAGTAAAATCCGATATGGAAAAAATAGCAGAACAGAAAATCAACAAAGCTATGGCAGAGCAACAGGCAAAGGTTCAAACAGAAATGCACTTGAACAATACTGTTAATACTTTGAGGAATAACTATAAGATGTCCGATGGTGACATTAAAGAGTTTCTTCAATTTTCAACTCAGCCAAAAGAACAAGTTGGTTTAGGTAATCTTGTTAAGTTATGGCGTGACGTCAGTGGGGTTAGTCAAAATAATACTGATACCTTGAATGCGGTTAGAGCCGCTCAAGATACTCCTCGCAGTGCTGGAGTTCTACAAGGACAACCTGTTAAGAATAAATCTGACGCAGATAAATTGTGGGAATCCGTTATGAATGCAGGGAGTAGGAATAGTGTTTTATAATTAACAACAGGAGTAAATAATGCCTAATTACAATGAAGGGCGAGTAAACCTTGGAACTCCGGGTGAAATTATTAATTCAGAGATTCCATCACGTAGGTTATATGACTTTAGTGATAGAATTGCTGAATTAGCACCTGAAGAGTCTCCATTTTTTGTATACTTGTCGAAAGTAGGAAAAGTTCCAACATCGGATTCACAATTTCGATATTTGGAAGATAGGACTAAAATATCAATAGCTGATAGAAGCTTTTTATCTGCAGGCGGTGCTACGCTTGTTGCTGAAGGAGGCTCAATGGACTTAGTTTTTGATACAGTAGATGGAGCGGCAGTTTCTTGGTTGATACCGGGTATGATTATTGCTGTGTCTTTAAATGCAACAGCAACAGGTACTCTTCCATCGTTTGGAAATGTACGCATTAATTCAGTAAGTCATGGTAGTGTTTCGACAACTTGTCAAATTACATCAGTATCTACTGTAGCTGGTAGTACAATGACTATTGCTGACAATGCTCAATGCACAGTAATTGGAACTTCTTTTCAAGAGGGTTCTGGTTCACCTGATGTTTGGTCTGAACAAATGGATAATGGATTTGGATATACTCAAATCTTTAAAACAGCTTGTGAAATGTCTAATACTGCTAGAGCAACTCAATATCGTGGATATGCTGATGAGTGGCAACGTATTTGGAATCTAAAACTTCGTGAACATAAAGTTGATATTGAAAGAGCTATGCTTTTTGGTCAACAAGCTTCAAGAGGTGGAATCCAATATACCGATGGCGTAGTTGGTCAGATAATAAGAAACTCAACAGCTATAGATGGTGGAAATCAAATGACTTACACTTCAGATAAGTCTTATTATAAATCTAACGAAGCTGCTCAATGGACTTATGATGACTTACTTACTGATTTTGAAGTAATGTACGACCCTGCAAGGGGTGGTTCTGCTTCTAAATTAGGATTAGCTTCATTGCCAGTTATATCTTATTTTAATAAGATGGGTGCTGGTTTTATTGAAGCTAGTATTGGTAGCGAATCAAGGTATAATGTAGCTGAAGCTCAAGGTAGTTTTGGTCATAAAGTAATGAAAGTTGAAACTATTCATGGAGACTTAACATTAGTTAAAGAACCATTGTTTAGAGGATTTTCTGCTGGATTTTTAGCTTTAGTTGACCTTGACCATGTTTCATACAGACCTTTGGTTGGTAATGGTATGAATCGTGATACTTCAATTACAAGTAATGTGCAACAGGCTGACGAAGATTTACGTAAAGACATGATTCTTACAGAAGCAGGTCTTGAAGTTTCTCTTCCTGAAACTCACGCACTTATAAACCTAGAAGGAGTTAACTAATGAGAAGTGATGTATTAAATGAAAGTAGTAATGCCTTCTTAAATGAAACAGTAATTTCACCTAATCATACAGAAGTTCATGTAGCTGATGTTACATTGAATGCTGTTCAAGATGTAGGTGGAGTTCACATTATGAAAGCTGCTGATAAAACTTTTACCTTGCCAGCTGTAGCTGCAGGTGTTCAATACACATTAGTTCTTGGTATCGATTTAGGTGCTAGTGAATATATGCGTATTGCTCCCAATGCAAGTGATAAGTTTATTGGTGGTTGTAATAATGCTGCTGGCACTGATAATAAGTATTTAGGTGTTACAGGTGCTAAAAAAGGTGCTTG